GGCTGTCGCAGATAATCAAAATCAAACACCCCCTAATGTCACATACTGGAGTAAATTAAATGAAGGTATTGATTGGCAAGGCAATTGGACTTTGTCAACAGTTTATAAACTAGGTGATGCTGTCAAATATGGATCTAACTCGTACATCTGTGTACAGGGACATACCGCAACCAACGGCTCAGATAGACCAGATAACGATGGCATAGGGGCTTACTGGAATCTGTTGACTGCAGGCAACGAAGAATCCGTATTGACTACCATAGGCGATTTAGTCTACTACTCCGGCGCAGGCCCTGCCAGATTACCTATAGGTGAAGAAGGCCAAGTGCTGACTGTCAGTTCTGGTTCGCCCGCCTGGGAATATTTCGGCAAAGTCGAAAACGTATTTTATGTAGGACCTAACGGTACGAACAGTCCTGCTCCGATCTATGGCATGACTGTAGATCAACCCTGGGCCAGCGTTCGTTACGCCTGCGAACAGATCGATCTAGGAACAGAATATCCCGATGCTGCTTATCTGTTGAGAATGAATCGAACATTCATGCAGAGAGAAATCACCGAATGGGTAGATTATCAGATCACAAATAACATCGGTATATTTTCTGGGTTCATCAATGATAATGAAGCACTGTGCGAAAGAGATATGGGATTGATTCTAGATGCTATAATCTACGATCTGACACATACAGGTAATATAAAAACCATAGAAGCAACTAGATCATATTTTAATACAGCAGGCACCGCATTGATACCTGCGATCGCCGACGAGGATGAGCAGTTGGTTGCCGCTATAAATTACGGCGTGATATTGATCGGTAATGTTCTGTCAAACACAGCACCGGCAGACAATTATCAAGGTTTGAATGGCATTTCTCCGGGAGATAGAACTCTGCAGTTAATAGATGCCACTTATACAGCAGAAAGCGGTACACTGGCAATCTGCCAAGGACTAGCAGAAATCATAACCGATGCTGTAACAGCGGGAAACACATCTAGTGTACCTTCTGAAGATATACCAAACTATACTATAAATGTCAAAACAGGATTATTCGAAGAAGTCTTACCAATTCGCGTTCCCAGCAATACTGCTATCGTGGGAGACGAACTACGTTCTGCACGGGTAAGCCCAGCAGGCAAACTCGTAGGCAACAACGACAAAGCCAAAACTATCGCAACACTAACACATCTAAAATCTATTACCGACAATATTGTTACTAATAGTGCAGTTACTCCTACTTCTGGAAACACTGAAACGCAAGATACCACTAGCCAAAACGAAGGTAACGTAGGATCTACTACTGCTGTTACAAGATTGCAGGCAGGTGTTGCTGAGATTGACGATATCCTTACCAACGGTCTAGGTGCAGTGGATGCATTTGTGTTGACCAATCCTACTGACTGGGGTTCTTCTTTAACCAATACTGCTTTTGCAAGTACTGGAAACGTCACAGGTGCTACTACTGGATATGACAATGCTAGAGCACAGATACTGGCTAACACTGCATTCATCAAAGCAGAAATCACTGCTTGGATTGCCGTCCAGGTGGCAGGTTCAATCGCACCATTTAGTGCATCATTTACCTACGATGCAGCAGCCTGCGCTCGTGACGTAGAATACATCCTAGATGCAGTACGTTACGATTTAACCTACGGTGGCAACACACAGACTATGATCGCTGCCAAAGCATATTATAGTTTTGGTGAAGCCACATTCGGAGAGGGCGAAAAAGACGAAACACTGGCAGCCTACGCAAGATTAAAAATTGTAGTGGGTGAAGTGATTACGGAAGCCGCGGTCACAGTTTCTGCAGGCAACGCCCTAACACAAGACGTCAGCGGTACCGCAGGTACCACAGCCAGCAAAAACTTCGGGGAAGAGCGGATCCAAAACATCATCGATCTTATCACAGTAGATGGTGTTGAAACAGCAGTAGGTTATCCAGCCACTGTACAACCTGCTACATCATGGGTTTCTACAGAACTCCAAACAGCAGGCACAGCACTTAACTCTGCTAGATCAGAAATTCAAACTCACTCTGTTAACTATATCAAGAGAGAATTTCCTGATCTGGTGTTTGATGATGCGACCTGTTCTAGAGATGTTGGATTAATTGTGGATGCTTTACGTTATGACTTAATGTTTAACAGTAACTTTGCTTCTATCAAAGCAGGTATGAGTTATCGTAGAGGCACTGCTTCTGCACAATTAGTTGTGGCTAACCAATTGGCTGCTACACAAACTATACTAGACTTTATCAGCAAGAAAGGTGCAGTTATTGTATCTTTTGGTTCTTCTGTAATGTCACAGTTGCTATGGGATGATATTATCAATTATGCTAACACAGGTACAAGACCTATCATAGTTGGTACTATGGATCCTACCACAGATATTGATCGCTATAACGGTTCACAGATCTTATTGCTTAACAAAGAATTCATGGTAGCAGAGGCCACGGCCTATGTTGATCAAACATTCCGTGCCACAGTATCTGCATCTACAGGTGGCGCCACAGACGAATTTACCTGCTCATCACAGACATGGATGGTAGCAGGCGACACTGTGAGATTTTCTGGAACTGTATTTGGAGGTATCAGCACTAATACCACATACTACGTTCTTGCAAGCGGATTAACTGCTACTACATTCAAAGTATCATTAACACCGGGTGGATCGGCCGTTGATTTATCCACGGCTGCTGGTTCAATGTTAGTCAAGTGGTACTATAATTCAGCAAGTTGTCAGAATGACGTGAGAAATTACGTAGAAGCCATCGCACATGATATGAAATTCACAGGTAATTATAAGTCTGTGATGGCAGCAAGATTCTATAGAAACGCATTTACTGGTTCTAAACTAGAAGACATGTATTATGTAAGTCGAGGCTGTGGTATTCGTAATCAAACATTGTTGGGCTTAGACGGAACGTCAGACGGTAATACCGCAGGCGCCGGTGATGCTGATGGACTAACCGTTGCCAACGAATATGGTACACAGCGTCCGTTAGCCGGAGCATATGTGTCGCTGAATCCAGGTTGGGGACCAAACGATGAAAATGTATGGGTCACGAACAAATCAACCTATGTCCAGAACGTCACTACATTCGGTACAGCCTGCGTAGGACAGAAAATTGACGGAAGTCTACATGCAGGAGGTGTCGATTCTATCGTGAGCAACGACTTCACACAGGTACTCAGCGATGGAATCGGTGCATGGATCTCCAATCTAGGTCGCGCAGAATTAGTTTCTGTGTTCACATACTATAACTACATCGGTTATCTGGCAGAAAACGGCGGTAAGATCCGTGCTACCAACGGCAACAATTCTTACGGCGATTTTGGATCAGTGTCAGAAGGTATAGATATCACCGAAGTTGCTGTAACCGGAGAAGTTAATAACCGAGCAGATGAAGCCGATGTCAGAAATGTAATAACCAACGGCAGCAATATTTTAATCTACGAATTTAGAAATGCAGGCAACGACTATACATCTGCTACGATCAGCACATCTGGTACTGGTTCAGGAGTGCAGACGATAGTCAATGAGTTTCGTGACGGTGGAGTATTCAATATACGATTGACAGATCCGGGCGATTCTTCGGGGATAGGCGGCGAAGGTTATATCACAGCCGCGAACCAGGCACAGAGCGGAAATACCACGCAGATAACATTGGCGGCCGCTGATAATAGAACCAGCACTGCCTATGTAGGCATGAGCATATACTTAATTACAGGAACAGGCGCAGGTCAATATGGATACATCGGCACTTATAATGCTGGTTCTAAAGTAGCGACTGTGTTTAAAGACAGCGACGGTACGGCAGGATGGGATCATGTGGTTCCTGGAACACCTATCGCTGCAGCGTTAGATGTTACCACTTCCTACGAGATAACTCCTAGAATTGAGATGTCCGCTCCGCCGTTTACTAAAACAACTGCTAACATGAATGCCAACAGCAATTGGAGCGATGTGGTATTCGGTGACGGATACGGAGTTTATTCTGCTGTGGCAGCCACAGGCGGAGCAGGTTCTTTAGCTAATTTCAATATAACTCGACGATACGGAGTTTACAGCGTAGAGGTAAACCAAGGTGGTGCTTTGTATGCGATAGGCGATACTTTAACTATACTAGGAGCGAGTCTAGGAGGAACGACTCCGGCCAATAATCTTACATTGACCGTGGCAACAGCCACTAATCCCAGCGGTGCGATAACTTCGGTCACTGTGTCGGGAACTGCTGTTACACCTAAATATGTTGCAGTAGTCAATGGCAGTACCGCTGGAGCATATTCTCTAGATGGCGTTAATTGGTCGTCGATGACCATGCCTACGGCCACAGGCGGTGGCGGCGGAGAACCGGATAATCAATGGGTAGCCATCACATACGATGCCTATCAAAATGTCAGCAGATTTGTAGCAGTGGCCAAAGGATCATCGACTGCTGCTTATTCGTTGGATGGCATCAATTGGACTTCAGTATCGCTAGGAGTGGTCGAAGACTGGAGTGATGTCGTGGGAGGTAACGGAACGTTTGTGGCCATAGCAGATAGCGATTCTAGCACCACTTGGAGATCAACATCTACCAACGGCGGTGCGACTTGGACCTCGGCTACAGTGGCCACTGGCTCTAAAGCCATAGCCTATGGCGGTGGCAGATTCGTCCTAGTAGAAGGTAATTTTTCAAATTCTGTGGCTTACAGCACTAATGGAATCTCTTGGACTGTGACCACACTTCCAGCCAATGACGACTCCTCGGAATCTAACTGGGTAGATATAGCCTACGGTAACGGACGATTTGTTGCGATCGCAGACAGTTCTGCCATGGCAGCATATTCGTTTAACGGTGCTACTTGGTATAAGAGCAATCTACCATCGATCAGCGAGTGGAGTTCTATATCCTACGGTCAAGGCGTATTCTATGTCACCAGCCTAGGTGACGCTGCTGCCAGTTCTCCTGACGGGGTTACTTGGACTCTACGTGACGGTAGTTTCTTGCCTATAGACATAACCAGCACTAATGCTAACTCTATTCCAGCATCAACTACTGCCAGAACACTTCCTAGTGCCAGCACATGGCAAGATGTCCTTTGGGACGGAAGCAAATTCGTAGCCATAGGTTATACTACTGCTACGAGTCTCGGAGCATACGCAACCAGCACCGACGGTGCGACCTGGACTGGTGGGACTATCGCTCAATCCGGTGGTAACTGGGAATATACCTGTTTGGCCTATAACGGTACCAATCAATACGTGGCACTGATTGGCGGTAACGGTGGTAACAATGATATCGCTACTTCTGCTAACGGCACTACTTGGAGCACCACAGCCAATGCATTACCTGCTAATTCATTCTGGAAACAGGTAATCTGGGATGGTTCTAAATACGTGGCAATCAGAGCAGACAGTGCTAATATAGCAACAAGCGCAAACGGTACTTCATGGACTGGTTCTGCTGTATCAGGAGGTTCGTCAGATGCTACCAGTATCGCGGTAGGTGCTATCGGAGCAACTACTTATTATATCATAGTAAGCGGCGGCGCATCAGCTAGCCAAGCAGTTTCACATTCTACAAACAGTGCATCAACCTGGACCACTGCTAACTCTATGCCCAGTTCAGATCTATGGAGTTCTGTGGCCTACGGTAACAGCAGATTTGTTGCAGTAGCGGGTAATACAGCCACTACTACAACTAAGGCAGCATACAGTACCAACGGAACAACTTGGACAGCGGCTACCATGCCAGGTGCTGCTGCACGTTGGATCAAAGTTATTTGGACAGGCACAGCGTTCTTGGCATTTGCCTACAACAGTAACAGAACAGCCTACTCTACAAACGGCGTGACTTGGATAGAAGGACCAGCGCAGAGTTCAACTGCTGATTGGTTTACCGCGGCCTCAACAGGTACTACGACCTATACCGTGGCCACATTAGCTACCTCGACAACTACCACGGCATCTAGCATGGAATTTGCTGTTGAAGTAAACTGGTTGACTACTACCAGCACGACAACCGGACTGAATGTAGGAGATCGTGTTAGATTCATCCGTGATTCATCAGGTTCTGAAATATTCGGAGGAGTCCGTACGGATTCAGGAAAGATTTACTTTGTCAATAGCATCTATGATGCCACTAGATTCAGCATATCTGAAACCAGCGGAGGATCTACATTCGCTCTAAGCACAGGATCAGGCAGCATGCTGGCCTTGACCAGCAAGACTTATGTGGCATCGGCATTTGGAAATTATCAATCGTATCCGAGATGGGTAGTGATAGGCAGCAATTCACAGGGAGTCTTGAACATACGACAAGGTACTCGGGCAAGAGCACGATCATTAGTCACTGGCGAAGGGTTGATCACTGAAATCTGGATACACGAACCAGGTTCTGGATATGTCGCCGCACCGACGCTGACTATCACAGATCCAAATAACACAGGTCCGGATGCTACCACACAGGTAAGGATAGGCAACGGAGTTATCGCACAGCCAACATTTACTAACAGAGGAACTCTTTATACAGCAGCAGCAGCAGAAGTTGCTGGAAACGGCTACGCAGATAATTATCAGGTCACTGCATTTGTATCGTTCAAGAACCTCACAGGAATCCCCAAAGCGGGCTCCAATGTGCAGATAGCAGGTATCGACGACGTCTACTATAGATTGGTTAACGTTACCGGGCTCTTGACAAATCCAGATGGCACATACGATGCTACCCTACAATTGAGCCCTGCTATCGGTGCTGCAGAAGCGCCAGAACATGATACGACTACGACGATACGCAGACGATACAGCCAGGTTCGACTGACCGGTCATGATTTCTTGGATATTGGTACCGGTAATTTCACAGAATCTAATTATCCCGGACTACCTTTAAACGATCCTATACCTGCTAATGAGACCAGAGTTGGCGGTGGCGGACGAGTGTTCTATACTTCAACTGACCAAGATGGTAACTTCCGTGTAGGTGGACTGTTTAACGTTGAACAGAGCACTGGTGTAGCGACCTTGAACGCAGATGCCTTCAACATCGCAGGTTTGAATGAACTTTCGCTGGGCTCAGTGGCGCTAGGTGGGTCAGGTGCAACGATCTCAGAATTTTCAACAGATCCATTCTTTACACAAGATTCGGATTCTGTGGTTCCTACACAGCGGGCTATTAAGGCGTATATTACTAGCCAGATCGGTGGAGGCGGATCTAGTTTGAACGTGAATACTTTGACTGCGGGTGTGATTTATGTGGCGGGACAGTCCATTAGCACTACGACAAATGTTCAAATTAACATAAATAGTAAGGTAAACTTCAAAGGTGGTATTGCAGGCGATGCCCTTGTGTTAAATTACTTTTTACAAGCAAATTAATGGAGAATTTTAAATGGCAACAGGATTATTAGGTCAATCAACACTGGCAGCGACAACAAATACAACAGTGTATACCGTGCCTGCCACTACTTTTACGGTTCTGAGCATAAATGTGCTGAACCGAGGAAGCACAGCAGTTTCGGTCAGAGTCGCTTTAGCCGCAGGCGCGAGTCCGACAAACGCAGAATACATCGAATATGATGTTCAGATAGGATCTAACGGGGTGTTAGAACGAACAGGTATCATGATGGACGCTGGCAAACGTCTCGTAGTATACGCCAGCAATGCCAACGTATCAGTGAATGCGTATGGTATAGAGACTTCAACAGTATAATTTAGGAGAATAAAATGGGACGACAAGTATCATCTTTCGGAACCGATGCAGTATCCAACAGAACCGTGACTGCCACGGCCACTCTTACTGCAGGTGAAAGAATATTCGCTAATGCCACTTCGGGGGCATTTACACTCACCCTGCCCGCTACACCAGTAGTGGGGGATACCATCCAAATCATCGATGTCGCGGGGATTTTCGCTACGAACAATGTAACCATAGCGAGAAATGGAGAAAAGATCCAGAACTTGACAGAAAATTTAGTTTTAGACATGAACAACGCTGCTGTAACGATGATTTATTCGGGCGTAACATTTGGTTGGGTCTTTATCGGACCCTAATAGGAAAATAAAATGGCAAGACTTACTGATCTACTATCCACCAGAGAGATCGCGGCCAACCAGACAAATCTGGAGAAGGGCCGAGTGTACACCGTGACCAACGGTGGTATGTTCGCCTGTATTCGATCAGATATGAACTGGTGCTGGGCATCTCCGGGCTGTGGTGTCTTAGAAATAGAAATGTGGGGAGCAGCAGGTAGTGGATCTCGCATGTGCTGCTGCGGTAGCGGTCTACCAGGAAATGCTCCCGGATACACGAGAAAATGTTTGGCTGTGTTCTGTAACTCAGCGATCTGTGCCTGTCCAGGTATGGCCTGTAACGCACACGATCTCTGCTTCAGCGGTTGCGGATTAGCTAGTTATCTAGCCTGGTGCAACGCTCGAGACCTCTGCGGCTACTCAAACGGCTGCATGTGCGCACAAGGAGGCCGAGGCGGCACATCGATCTGTTCGACCAGCACGGCCATGTACTGCTGTTTCGTAGCAGCAGGATTCTGTCACACTCTGTTTGGCAGCAGTTGTGGTATCATCTGCAATCAATGTTCCGGTGGCCATATCGGCTGTGGCTATGGCGGTGACACCAACTGCTGCGGCTGCATCAGTTACATGCATTTCTTCTGTAACACGGGCAATCCTCGGCCCTGCTACATACACCAGTTCGTGGCCTACGCACCAGGAATATTCAGCGATCAAGGTGGCGTGATATCGTCTCTGCCAGAAGAAGATCCAGAATTCACTCAATGGAGCGGCACGGGTCTGCTACAGCATCAATATTCTCAGAACGCCCTGAGCCGTTCTCCGGTTTCGGGTATATCATGGATCACCTGTTATTCTTCAACACAGAGCTGCGGTTGTTATGAAATGTATGGCTGCATACCGTTCAATTCCTATGGCGTGGGCGGCATTGGATCCTATCCCTGCCCAGATGTCAGAGACCACGGCAAGCGAGGTGGCATGGGCGCTATTAGATTGACCTATAGAGGAACTAACATGTACGGCCAAAACTGTGCTAAACTAGGAGGTATGTACTGATATGGCAAAGTTATCAACACTGCTAGGTGGCAGAGATTTGGCTTTCGAGGATAATCTAGAAAAAGGTCGTATCTGGGTCTATCAAGAAGGAACTATGTACACCGGATTCTGTAATGGTTTCTGCTGGCGTGCGCCCGGTTGCGGATTCATCCAGATCGATGTATGGGGTTCTGCTGGTTCAGGAGCACAGATGTGCTGCTGCGGAGCAGGTACACCAGGTAACGCCCCTGCGTATCTAAGGAAATGCGTCTGCGTGGCATCGGGAAATTTCGTCTGTGGCTACATTGGACGCTCCTGCAATAACTCTTCAGCGCTGTGTTTCCGTGGCTGTTCAGAGGCCACCTGCGTGTGCTGGTTTGGTTGCTCGCATCACAATCTCAACGAAGGCGGACAGCGTGCCGATGAGTATGATGACAAGGTCCCCAGCAATCCCTGGGGATGGGGCTCGCAGGGTTCAGATATGATCAGCACAGCCAACGGTCCCATCCAGGGACGAGGCGATCGTACAAACATGATAGGTGCTAACCAAGGCTGCGAACTCTGTTGCAGCACGGGTAGATGCTGTACCGTGGGCAGATTAGGCGGCAACTTCACACGCGGCTGTCTCTGCGCACAGGGAGGGCGAGGCGGCATATCGTTCTGTATGGATACCAAATCACCTTATTCTTGTTTCAGAACAGGTTATTTCTGTGGTACGGGTCTAGGACCCGGACACAACATGTGCGATACAGGTAACTCAGCCTGCGGTATAATCTGCAATTGGTGCCAGAACGGCTACAACGTGGCCTGCGGTTTTGGCGGCGACATCAACTGCTGCGGTCTGTGGAGCTGCGTGTCGTTCCATGCCTGCTTACAGACCTGCCCATGTATGTACCAATATCACGTGCCCACGGCCGCAGGCCTGTTCGCAGAAGATGGAGGCACGTTTACCTATACTTCATACTCGGACGACAGCATCATGGGAGGTTGGTCGGGATCGTCACAGGCTGTGCATTTCAATGCGCTGAAATCCTTGAGCCGATCACCCAGCCACAACGAACACTATACCTGCTGGAACAACCAGAGATCCTGCGGCTGCTATGAGATGCAGGGCTGCATGAGTTTCATGCCCGTGGGTGTTCCTGGAGCAGCTCCACATCCTTGCCCGAACGTTAGAGATCACGCAGGTCGTGGCGGTATGGGTGCTGTGCGCATCAAATTCATACCTATCGCTGGGGGCAGCAGTTACTGATATGGACAAATCAAAATTCTATTTTTTAACAACAGGAGGCGGGTCGAGATAACATGGCTAACTTAAGAACATTGGTAGAACAAAAACTAGACCAGATCGATTTCGACGAGACCAATCTAGAAAAAGGCCGCATATGGAGTTACACTCCAGGCACGGAATACGCTAACTTTGTCAATGGCTTCTGCTGGATCGCCTGCTGTCAAGGAAAAGTGATCTTAGATGTCTGGGGGGCCGGGGGCAGTGGTGCTCGTATGTGCTGCTGCGGCATGGGCATACCGGGAAATCCAGGCGCCTATGCCAGGAGATGCGTCTGCGTCAACGCCGGAGACTTTATCTGCGGATATGTAGGTAGATCGTGCAACAATGCTGACGCTTTATGCTTCCGTGGTTGTTCAGAAGCGTCCTGCGTCTGTTGGTTCGGTCGCAATCCAAACACAGGTGCAGCCATAAACGGCTGCATCTGCACACAGGGAGGACGGGGCGGAGTAACATGGTGCTCTACGGGCACGGGCGGTTACTGCTGCTTTACCGCAGGTAACTACTGCAACACCAACTTCGGTGGATCACAGGGCATGATCTGTAACTTTGGTTCAGGTACTGGTTCTTGCTGCGCAGAAGCATATGGTGGAGACATAAACAAGCGCGGCGGATTCAGTTGCGCCACATTCTTTGGTACTAATGGCAGTTCATGCCCCTGTGCCACACACAATCACGTGGCTATTCCTCCAGGCATGTTTGCCTGCGATGGAGGTGTGGTCACGTTCACTCGAGACTCAGACAGCGGGTTTTCAGAGTGGTCAGGCATGGGCTATCACAATTTTATTTCCGCATTGAACGCCATGAGCCGCAGCCCGGCTAGAGGTAATCCATGGACCGCCTGCTACAGCCAACATACTAGAGCCTGCGGTTGCTATGATGTCACTGGTTGTATGCCGTTCATTCCTCCAGGCATGGGTGGCTTACCGGCGCAGCCCTGCCCCGATGTCAGAGATAATGGGTATCGAGGCGGCCTAGGACTAATTAGAATAAACTTTATCGAGAGGGTATAAATGAGAAAAGCATTTAAAACGGTTCTTCCAGACGAACCATACAAGACCACTACCAAGAAAAACATCACAGTAGATTGTATCTACACCGGTAGACGATTCCTGTTGATCCGTTTGAACGGTGATGGAACCATGTTTGCCTTGGAAAGACGAGCAGATACCGCAGAAGAATTAGAGCCTTTTAAGATGACTAAGGAACAACTGGCACTCGATGGTGACACTTTCCAGATCGTGCTAGATGCCGAAACCCATACTTGGGAAGCAGCACACATCACTAACGAGTACGAGCATGGTGAAGTTCCAAACTATCGAGAAACTCTGCCTACCGGCGAAACCTGGGAATACAACTACGATGACTTCAACGGTGCTTTAACACAGCCATTCTACGTCGATGATATCCGCTACGACCGTCCAACAAATACTTGGATACGCCCAAGATATCGTGTGCATGCCATTACTAGGCAGGATTTCTTGGCATCTATGGCTCAACAGGCAAAAACATACAGAGATGCCTATAACAGCGGTAATTATCTAGCAGCAGATCTAGAAAAATTCAAAACACACTACGAATTTTGTGAATCTGTACCCACAAAATATGCCAATGTGGATCATTGGAAGATAAACTGTCTCTCAACACCACCACTGTAATTTAAACCAGAAAAGGTCTTGTACATTTATCCCTGAGGATATATAATCTGTACAAGGCCTTTTTTATTGGAGTTTAAATGACCAGATCAAAAGCATTCTTCGTAAACGGTGGCGCTGGCCGCATGATCACATCTGTTCCAGCATTCGAAAAGTACGAAGAAGAATCGGGAGATAGAGATTTTATCATCGTCTGCGAAGGCGGTACAGATGTTTTCAAAGGGCATCCTACCTTAGACAGCAGAACTTATGATGTTTGGCATAAAGGACTGTTCAAAGATTATTTGCGCGATCGAGATATCGTTACCACTGAACCTTACAGGATCTGGGAATATTATAATCAACAGTGTTCTATCGCACAGGCCTTTGATATACAGATCAATGACAAGGGCATCAGAGAATTACCAAAACCGACGTTCAGACTCAGCAAAGATGAACTATTGAATGGTCGACAGGTAGTGAGCCAGGTTAAACAGAAACTCAAAAAAGACAAGTTAGTAGTTTTACAGCCATTTGGTCGAGGTATCGAATACATTGACGAAACTCTAGTGGATAGAACCGCAAGGAGTTTCGAATTAAAAGATGTCAAGCAGATCATAAAAAAACTACAAGAAAAAGACTTTGCTGTGATATTAATGAGCGAGTTTAAGATAGATCTGTCTGACGCCAAACTCAAAGATGAAGTGGCCATGCCGGAAAATGTCAATTTCCGTATTTGGGCAGCGATCATCAAATATGCCCAGCATTTCCTTGGATGCGATAGCCTAGGACAGCATCTAGCCTATATCATGGAAACTCCTTCTACAGTTATCACGGGATCGACATATCCTATCAATGTATCATATCCAGATTGCGATTATTTTGATATACTAGATATGGGAGAGGTGAGTCGAGAGTACAGTCCGATCCGCATTCTCCCAGACGAACGTGTGGATAGACTAAATGAAAATATAATGACGATGAATGACGATATTACCACATTGGTAGTGGAACACGTACTAGGAAAAAGAGATGACAGTTAAAACTATCGAAATCAAAAAAGAGAAAAAACCTGTTTGGATAGCAGGTATCGCTAGGGGGCATAACAGTGGCGTTTGTTTGCTCAAAGATGGCGAAATAGTATTTGCCATCGAAGAGGAAAGATTCACACGCCAAAAATATGATGGCGGTCCATTGGCCTCGATGGTTAAAATTTTAGAATACACAGATAAACTAGATTATTTGATAATCGCGCATACACAGAATCTCTATGAAACGGCTGGTAAGATAGACTATACAGGTGACGATGTATATACTGGTCTAGCGAGAAAGTTGAATCTCATAGATCGCAAGGTCAAGGATCTGCATCGCCATCCGCAAGTGATCGATCTAAGTTTCATGCATCATAAATTACATTCTGCCTGCGCTTTTTATCGCAGCGGATTCAAAGATGCGGTCAGCGTAGTGGTTGACGGAGCAGGAACGTTTTATCAGATGTCTTACAACGAAATGCCGATCTGGGTATGGGAAGTTGAGTCGATTGTGAACTGTGATTATCCTGCAGAGTTCAAAACATTATACAAACACTACGGCACCAAAGAGCCTATCGCTGGAGCGTATCTGTCTAATTTTCCTAGCAACAATCTAGGAGAAGACGGTGATACGCACGAAGCATGGGTCACTGACCATGCAGGTATAGTCAAGGCCTATGAAGCAGTGACAGAATACTGCGGATTTTCAGCGATCGAGGCCGGAAAAACCATGGGACTGTTTCCCTACGGCAGACCTAACGATAAAATCCCACCATTGTTTGATGAGACATCTAAGATTCCTTTAACAAACAGGAATTTATTTGTTCCTAAGTATCCAATGAGTGCCATGGTTAACGGATATCTGTTCGACGGGCTAGATGAAATGCCTCAGGCCCCCGGCGATGATGTCACTTATCTACAGAGCCGGAGAGACATGGCCTACGCGGTGCAGACACAGACCCAGGAGCAGGTACTTAAATTGATCAAAGACGCGGTCAAACGGACAGGGCGTAAAAATGTCGTGCTCAGCGGGGGATATGGACTCAATTGCGTGGCCAATTATTATTATCTCGCAGAACTCGAAAAAGAAGGCATCAATTTTTATGTCGAACCTATTTCGAACGATGCAGGCACCGCGATTGGCGCTGCTCTGATGTTTTGGTACGGAATGCAAAATGATGAAACTATCCGTGTACACGACACGCTGTATCTCGGACCTTCATATTGTTACACCAACGAAGAAATCGAAAGCAAGGTTGCTGCGATCAAAGACGCTACAGTTGTCGATGCTGCACACAAAGACATCGTTAAACTGCTACGTGAAAAGAATATCGTGACCATATTCCAAGGTCGATCAGAAAACGGTCCTAGAGCATTGGGTAATAGATCTGTGCTGTTTGATCCCACATTCCCCGACGGCAAAGATTATGTCAATATGGTCAAACGTAGAGAGTACTTCCGTCCGTTCGCAGGATCTGTCTTAGAAGAAGATGTACACGAATGGTTCGACCTCAGAGGGATGAAAAACTCACCGTTCATGATGTATGCTGTCAATTGCCAACCGGGCATCGCCGAAAAGATTCCTTCGATCATACATGAAGATGGTACCTGCCGCATACAGACAGTTAACAGAGAGCAGAATCCACACTACCACGATCTAATCAAGGCTTTCAAAGATGAAACTGGAATTCCTATAGTGTTTAATACCAGTTTCAATCTCGGTGGCGAGCCTTTAGTGGAAACTCTCGATGATGCGCTGTGGACGCTGGAAAAATCCGATATCGAATATCTCTATCTTCCAGAGTACGGTAAATTAGTAAAAATACCAAACTAAACAAGATCCGCTCTATGGTAAATACACTATAGATCGGATCTCTTATGTTAAATTTCGCTAACTTTTTCTTACAGGGTATAAAAAATACTCTTCGATTGCAGAATGGAGTAAATTTCTCCTATAAAGGCCCGTGGATTCTGTTCACTGAAAATGCTGTATTGGACGAATTTTATGTAGGAGACTTTATGTCTGCGGAATATACCATAGTCATAGATGCGGGCAATACCAGAAAAGAAATGATCAAGGCACTAGTGGTAGCGGGTCCTGAGTCTGCTGCAGTCACGGTATATGGCAGAACCAATCTCAATGAAAATCTAATCGATCTAAATGTAGTAGTAACAGCATCAAAATGCACGGTCACGATAAGAGGCGCTACTAGTCCTACTGACAGCACCTATGATAATTCTACGTTATTGGCCGGAGCGAAGGTGATATTCAGCGCGAACTATTATTATACCGTAAACAATCTAGTACAGTATTAACAGATACCTAGACTAAATACTATCGTAGTCTTTGTAGTAGTCGTTGTTGGTGTGATAGCGGAGATCTAAATGTCAATAAATTACATACCTTTCGAGTCTAAAAGCGGCTTTCGTAGTCCGGGATTTACTGTCGACGAATTAGGTAATGTGCAGGTCAGAGCATTAGAAGTAGGTGGCCAAGGCCAAGAAAGCATACTGCGTGCCGATCAGATATATGTAAAAAATATACAATTAATAGAAGCGGATTTCGATGAATCATCATTGGTAGCGTTAGGCAGCCAGATCATAGGTAGTTCGCTCACAAGATTAGGAACACTTGAATTTCTCAACATTGACGGAGATCTTAGAATCGCTCAGGGATCATCACCGTATTTCAGTGTGGTCAATGGCCACGTAGAAATAGAAAGTTTTGCTGCGGTCGGTCGTATGGACAATATAGAAATCGGTCTTCAAAATCCCGCAGCAGGAAACTTTACATCATTGAATGTTGGCCCAGGGGATAGTTCTGGTGAATTGTCTGTGCAGGGAAATGCATCAATCACTGACGATCTGAGCGTTGATGGTGATTTAACATTGGGCAATACACCATCATTGAGTACGCATGCCACAAGAAAAGATTATGTAGACGCAAGAATTTCAGCATTCGCTATCGCCTTCGGGGCATAAGGAAAAGAATAAATGGCAAAGAAACAGTTAAAATATTATGTATTTGAACCAGGTATCAGCAAAGATGATAACCTATACCCCAAGGCCGTAGCATTACTAGCCGCTAACAAAACTTTTTTACAGAATCAAGTAGTAGCATTCATCAACGATCAAATCGCAAATAATGTAGCCCCTTATATAGGCTACGCCTATGCCAGTCAAAAATGTACTCGCGATGTAGGATTTTTTATTGATGCGATCTTACACGATCTTAGATACGGTGGTAACGTTCAATCCCGCCAGGTAGCAGACTACTTCTGGATCGATGGCGAACCACAAATCCGAGGCGATGTCACTCCAGAAACAACCGCCCAGACATATCTCAGAACTATCATCAACAGTTTTATTTTTACTAATACAGCAGTGAGTCCAGGATATGGTAACACCGTACCGCAGGCTTTTATCCTAGGACAAAACGCAGAATCTGGAGCAAGTTCAAGAAATACCACATTATGGAATATATTCACAGATGTGATCACCAATGGTATCCCGGCGATGCCTGTAAAAGTTACTGGGGTATCTTCTATTAGATTAATTGGTCAGATAGATGTAAGTTCTATTTTATTGATTACAAACACCAATAGCGGCGAAATACTTTATAATTTTGCTGATGCTAATAACTCAATCACAGTAACATATAAACAAGGTCGTAGCAGCAGCGATGGGCAACTGCTCAGTGACGTTGACTTTCCATCTTGGTATCAGGCTAACGATAGCATAACTACTTTGAATCTTAGCACAGATACCAGCAATCTTTCTTCTGCTACTGAATTACAGATATTTGTAGAAGAAGCAGCACAGACGATTCGTCCTTGGGAATTTGGCACAGATGCTATTGAGCGTATGCGTGTGGCTGCACCGCAGGCCATGCTTGACGCTGACTTTGAATATGGACTACAGCCTACTAAGTGGCAGGCATTGGGTACGATACGTATGTACCCGTCTGTTTATGAAATTCCAGGAACAGACTTAGGAATTAGTAATGTCATCACTGATGCATCAGTGAATACCGGTGGGTTTGGTTCTTCATTGATTACTGTAACTACCAGCGGTGTTCATGGATTTTCAGTCGCTCAACCCATAACTGTAAAAGGATTGAATGCCGCTATTTCGGGATTTGCTCGAGCAGAAGGTTCTTTTTTAATTTACAGCATTCCTAGTTCAGTTAGTTTTACCTATTTTTCAAGCGCCAAGGTAGGCACAAATAGCGGTGACAGCCTTCTAACTACTTTTACACAGATCAGGCAAGCAGGGTTTTTTACCGGCGCTTCGATCGGACAGCCAACATTTTCTGTTTTTAGTAATGGATCAAGCAGCACAGTAACATCAAAGTTTGATACACTAACCGGCAGTTTTTCTATTGCATTTGATGGGACAGCGCCTACAGTAGGTTCTCCTATTTCAGGATCTCCTAATATCCCCGGTGGTACATCAGTAGCAGGTGTGGTCGGATCTGGCACAGTCAATGCAAACATAAGAGATAGTGTAACATCACCTTCAGATACAACAATTACATTGGTCGATTTAACCGGTGTGCAACAACAGATGGCCATAGATGCTGCTGGATCTGCTGCCTTTATCAATTCTATTGCCGGTAATCAACTTACACTATCAACAGCGATTGGGGCAACGTATATCGGCGCCAATGCAACTAATCTTACGGTCACAGGCACAAATATCGCACCTATTGGTACCGGTGCGACCTTTGACATATTTCGCAGCGCAGGCATTTATACAGTAACAGACGCTGGGGATAGTTCGTCAAACGGTATTAATTATGCCGAAGGCGACAATCTATTAATATTGGGCACTGATGTCGGCGGTGCAACGCCAGCCAATGATATAATAATTGTTGTTACAGGAGTTGATTCGGGCGGTGCTATCGATACATTCAACTTTACCGGCACAGCGATTTCCGGAGGCGCTACTTATACCAATGTGGCCCAGAGCTCAACCACGGGTGGCGGCAGCGGATTTTTAATTGACGTGGTAAGAACCGGCGGCACGGGAGCATATGAAGTAACCTTGGCTGCAGGTGGAACATTATATAATCCCGGTGATACGGTAACTTTCTCAGGTACAGACCTAGGAGGATCCAACCCAGACAATAATATTGTCATACAAATTAACGGAGTAGGATTCCCCAATCAAAATGTAGTAGATTTTGAAATCGTTGGATCACCGATAGGAGATACTGGTGATGCTACTTATCCATCAGAGGGAGCAGCAAATATTCCCGCATTAGGTTCTGATGCAGAATTTGATATTGAAAGAGAAAACGGAACATATACAGCAACTATAGCATTAGCAGGCGACGGTGGTAGTGGGTATCAAGTTGGTAATCGTATTAGAATTTTAGGCACAGCATTGGATGGTGCCAGTCCTTCGAATGATTGTATTGTAAGGGTCACAGGAATAAGTGCTGGTGTAATCACCACCATAACCGCAGAAGGAACACCATATGCAGGTGATCCTATAGCGATTTATTCTACCCTAAGCATCAGTGAAGCAGTAACCGGAACAATTTTAGATGGCACAGTGCTTAACACCGGTGCTATTGCTACAGTACAGGTTGATTTTACTTCAGCGCATGGACTCGTGCCTGGCACTACAATATTGACACAGGTCACTTCTCAACCTGCCCCAGAATTTGCCGCGCAGGCCAGAACCTTGCCGGCATCGGGCACATGGACAGGGATAGCAGGCCTGGGAGGTGTTTATACAGCAGTATTATCAAGTTCAGTTACCTCTGCTAGATCGACTGATGGTCAAACTTGGTCGGCAGGTGGAAATATGCCTTCAGGTGCTGCCTGGAGATCTGTGGCAGCAGGAACTGTCGGATCTACAAATTATTTCGTAGCAGTAGCAACGACAACATCCAATGCCGCAGCATGGTCGGCTAATGGAGGACAGACCTGGACAGCAGCAACACTACCATCCTCAGCTAACTGGGTGTCAGTTACTTTTGGAGACGGTAGATTCGTGGCTATAGCCTCGGGCGGTACTGCCACAGCATTTTCCACAGACGGTGGACAAACATGGACGGCAGGCGGAGCATTAAGTTCTTCAACCACATGGACGGATGTTGCAGCGGGATTAGTCGGTACCAGCGTGTACTTTGTAGCCATAGCATCTGGCGGTACATTGGCAAATTATTCTGCAGACGGCGGAGCATCCTGGATAGCCACCGGAGCATTACCAGCATCTACCACTTGGTCAAGCCTAACCTTTGGCAACAATCGCTTCTTCGCAGTTGCCTCTGGAGGAACTAACGCAGCATTTTCAACCAACGGCACTGTCTGGACAGCAGCAACACTGCCCAGCAGTGCCTCTTGGAGTGCTGTGACATTCGGTGATGACGTGTTTCTAGTTGTAGCGTCTGGCAGCACATCTGCACTGACTTCTTTCACCGGTGAAACGGGTTCGTTTACTGCGAGGACCTTGGCTAGCACATCAAATTGGGCAGAAGTGGCTTATACTACCTATACAGGCTTTGGAAGATTTGCCGCGGTAGGTAACACCAACGCAGCCCAAAGTATTGACTTAACATCTGCCAACCATCAATTAGGTACTGGTCCACACGTGGTAACTGCTGTGCCGTCAGCCACTACTATAAGATTTCCTTCCAGGACTACAGGAACGATTAATACATCCGCTGCGGCCATGACCGGGGTAATTTATGCAAGACCAGACGCATTCTTTACGCACAGACCGTTTGACGGTGGTGTACAGTTAGGCACAGGCAATCCCAGCCACGGCGCACAGGCCATACGGCAGAGTAAAAAATATATCCGTTACCAATCTGGTAAAGGTATGATGTATACCACAGGCGGGCTGTTTGCGCCTAGTTATAATATCGCCAGCGCCACTGCTGTAGCAACTGTGATTAACAGCCTGATCACAGTTACACTAGACGACACAGATCACGGTCTACAACCAGGCGCCGAGATTGAAATCATCGGAATGTTGTCATTCGAATATAATGGTGATTATACTGTTGAAAATATCATTGATGCACGTAGATTCCGTGTAAGATCAAATGTAACTTTAACTACAACAACAGCACAACTAGGTCCCGATTGTAAGATATTACTAAAACGCTGGCACGGTGCCACGGTGCGTATTGGCGCATTCGATGAACAAAACGGTATTTTCTATCAGTATGACGGACAAGAAATGGCTGTAGTCCGAAGATCCAGCACCAACCAGTTAACCGGCACGATTAGTATTGCCACAGATAGTAACAGCGTATTTGGTGCGAGCACAAGATTCACAGAACAATTAAAAGTTGGCGACAAAATAGTTATCAGGGGTATGAGTCATTTGGTAACTACCATAACCAATAACACAACAATGACAGTTACCCCAGACTGGAGAGGTGCAACTTCTATTACTGGTGCTAAGATCTGTGTGACGGAAGATCTTTATATTCCTCAAAGTGACTGGAATATGGACAAATTAGACGGAACAGGTCCTAGCGGATATTATATGTTGCCATGGCGTATGCAGATGTTAGGTATGCAATATTCTTGGTACGCTGCTGGATTCATTGAGTGGATGCTACGTGGCGCCGATGGAAAGTTTGTATTCTTACACAAAGTAAGAAATTCTAACGTAAACACAGAAGCATATATGCGCACTGCTAATTTACCTGTGCGCTATGAAGTTGAAAATAGATCCGCAGTCAGTAAACTTGCAGAAGGTATAGACAGTTCAGCAACTAGTTTACGTTTAACTGATGCTAGGAGATTCCCAACTTCTGGAACATTGTATATAGATAACGAATTAATTTCTTATTCTGGCAAATCCGGTAACACATTGACCAGTTTAACCAGAGCAGCAACATTCCTCGCATTTACCGCTGGTCAAAACAGAACTTTCTCCGGTGGTCTAGCAGCAGCACACTCAGAAGGTGCGGGAGTGACATTGGTCAGTTGTACAACCAGTCCAACTATCAGCCACTGGGGTTCTGCTTTATTGACTGACGGCTTGTTCGACTCAGATCGAGGCTACATTTTTAACTATGCTGCCACAGGTTTAAGTATCACAACTGCTAAACAGACAGCATTCATGATACGATTGGCTCCTTCAGTTTCCAATGCTATAGTTGGTGATTTGGGCGAACGTGATCTACTGAACAGAGCGCAGTTATTGTTGAATGAAATTTCTATCACCACTGACACAGGCACAGGCGCCATTGTTGTTGAAGGAATTTTGAATCCGAGAAACTACCCTGCTAATCCAACTAATATTACGTGGGCAGGCTTAAGCGGTGCTGCTGCAGGTGGACAACCTAGTTTTGCACAGATCGCACTGGGTGGTTCTATCAACTGGGGTGGTGTGCCGTTGACTACAACCACAGCAACTATCCAAGGTGCGTTGACTACAAATATCACAGCACGTGGTTTTAGTACGGTTACTCAGACCTTGACAGCCATAGCCAATAACACATTTAGAACACAGGCATTTGTTAATACACAAAATGATTTCTTTATAACCAACACTGCCTTTGATACAATTACAGCAGGTGCTACACCGTTGCGTGTGGGTGATGGTTTAAGTCTAGCATCATTTGTCACTGGTGGACAGACTATTTCCAGCATAACGCGAGGCTATCTATCAAGCTCATTTACCAGAATCGTGATGAGCGCCAACGCTAACGGTAACAGTGCTGCTTTTGTCAATCAGTCAGTGACTTGTACTAACAGTATTTCAACTGGTTATGCCAGCGCATACGTGAACGGTAGAACTGATTTCTTAATCACTGATGCAGAAGCAGCATCTTCATTCATTGCTATAGGTGATAGATTAAGTGTGGCATCATTCCTAGTATCAAGCCAAACCATACAGAGTATTACTACAAATTTTGCCAGGGTTAGCGGAACTAACTTTACCAGGATTGTCATGAGTTCGGGAGCAAATGCTACTCAGTCAGCCAACGTACAAACCACAACCACAGTAACAGCATCGGGAACTGCAGCATCTTACGCTGGTAACTTTTTGTTCTTCACCCAGGCAACATGGAATAACAGCGGAGCCTCTCAGGGCACACGAGTGTCCACAGCATTCACACAGTTTCCTGCTAATACCGCGGTTTCTGCAGTGACCAACAGGAGATTAGGTGCTACGACGGTGATACGTGCTACATTTACTCAGTCATTAACTTCTTCGGTAAGTGCCGCAGGCACAGTAACATTCCAATTTGGCGATCCGCAGTTTGCTCTTCCAGGAGAACAGGTATTTTCATTCGTAACCAATCCAGGAAATATCTCAAATTTAAGTCTTGTAGAATTGAAAGAATTAACCACCACAGCATTAGGAGGCAGGGGCGCATTCCCGAATGGCCCAGACGTGCTGGCCATCAATGTGTTTAAGGTTACGGGAACTGCTACGCCTGGCGCGATTATTCTGCGTTGGGGAGAGGCGCAGGCTTAACCGCAAACTTGTTGCGTTCGATCTGATCTAATTTCGTATCTAGTGTTTTTTTGATAGATACGATATTAGATCGGATGTCAGCGATGTCATCTCCCATGCGACCAGTTAATATGATCTGATCATGGCTGCGATCTATATAACTGACCTGCTCGATCAATTGCCTTAATAATTTTTCTAATGCAGACCTGTTTCCCTGATCGCCGATAGCGTCGATCCTGGTCTGGTATCGTTGACAGTCTTCTACGAATCGGGGGTTAGTGGTTAGTTTTGGAATCATTTTCAAGCACCATTATAGTTTCGATTTTCGCTCGTATCAGCGAATTATTTAATGTGGTTTTCAATCCAACGTGCAGATTTTTTGGCAGATCGTTGATATTAGCCCAGCATATGGTTTCATTGTCAGATCCGAAAAATTCTTGATCTACTAGACAAATGTAAGTGCTATATTCAAAACCTCGATCCTCACTGAGATATAATTCGATCGGTATTATCCTACCTGTAGAATAATCGTTCAACAGTTGTTGAGAATCATCTAAAACCGTAGAATTACGTGCGAAAGTAGGCACGGTCCATCGTTCGTCTTGTAAGATTAGAAATATCCTATTGGTTTTTTTAGAAAGGAAAAGTAATCCGGCACGCTGTTGCATACCTATACTTATTGCGGATCTAGATCTAATCTCCAATAACCGGCAGAATATTCTCCCTCAAACGACTTTAACCATTGTTCCCCGTCCCATCGATATTGCACACCGGTACGCAGATTTTGGAAATAAGTAGGAACGAAATCTTCTCCAGATACTCCCGCATCTTCCAATAGATGATCATCGGGATTCCAGACAGTCGTCCAAGAGGTGCCAGTCCATTCTATGATAGAATTAGCCTTGATCACAGGATCATTACCGTCCGAATTTTTCCAACCGTCGGGTCCGTCGTAGACCTGTCCCTGACTAGAATCCGATGGATGGCTGGAATCCCAGTTTTGTTGATTGATTAATCCGGTGCTGGCGCTGTTATTGACATCATCCAGCATCAAAAAACGCACACCGGCTGTCACTGGTTGATCTGTCATCTCTCCATTGGGTCGTTTAGGATTATACTTATAAGGATCTATGATAGCATCTACTGTGGTCCATTGATTGTTGGATCTAGTTGGCCCAGAAATTATAGTGTTGCTGGGTCTTGAATCGACATCTACAGTTACCAGTAGATAAGTAGGATCGATTTCATTGACTACGAATGTTCCTCCTATCTCATTACCGCTAGGCTGTAGGAAATAGATTTTGCTGATGCCAGGATTGTAACCACCATATACATTGAGTATCTTCTCCCAATCTACTCTTTCTCCTTGCTTGATAGGCGGTGACAGCCCTATCGAAGTAATTACCTCTCCTGGGCTGATCACAGAAAGATCGTAATCTCTATCTTGGCCGTTATTGCTTTTAAGGAATAAAACTCCGAACTGTCCGGGAGTGGTATGCATCTGTGCGTCTCCATCTTCTTGATTGTATATTAATTCTTCGAGATCTTTGACGTCTCCTGAATCGGTGAACACGTTCATTACTAGATTGCGTATGACTCCCATCTTCTTGACTTTGGCAGGCGGAGTGATATAGATAGGAATCGTGAACTCCATAGTGGCTATGTCTATATTGGTGTCCGCACCTTGCGGAATCGTTCTCGAACTGAAATTTATGGTTTTTAAATCTACCACGCTGATGCTGGTCCAATCGATATAGTTATCAGTGGTCTGTATTTCTAGGCTCGGATTGAACAACATCAGGATCTGTTCTAGTATCTGTAATTTTTGGTCAGTGTTGCTGGTCCATAGTTCAGCCTTCATCGATAGTTTAAAAGGAGTGGGCATCAATCTTTCTACGGTATACCCTCCGCCTTGGTAATTTTCATATATAGGTGTACCCCGTAATCTCACATCTGGATGATCGTCGGGATAGAAATCTTCAAATGCTCTTTCACGGATCTGCATTTTACTGACAAAACTAGCGTCTGCTAATCGTCCCGTATCCAGTTCTAGACCGGAAATATAACAGGCGATTTTAGGCACAGTCATCATTTTATTTTCAGAATTTTCCATGATGATAGCAGCCACTTGCCTGGTTAGATCTCCGTAGGTCACTGGAATATGTCGTAGCGTGTCGTCACCGGTTTTATATTTAAAACCGATAAAGATGCGCATGAATTGTGTGACATATCTTCTTATCTGTCCGTCATAAAACCAATCCATTATTCATCCGCCTTTGGTCTTAGAGCCTTAGTGAGGCTCTGTTTTTCTTTCACTGTTTTACCGTTAACAGTGGCCTGCTTGTTGTTGTTTATAAACGTGGTCTTATGGGTCAGTTTTACGTCTTTGCCTAAGAACATGTCATTGGGCGATCCGCCTGCGACAACATCCTCATTACCAAGATTATTCAATGTCATTCTAGTAATGTCTTCGACTTTGACCCATCTCGTTCCACTAAATCTAAACAATCGTTTGGGACTGTAATCTGTTCGAAGATGGAATTGACCGATACCAGGCTGTAAAGGAAAAGCGATTCCGGCAGTAAATGGTGCACCGTTGGGAGGGACTCCGTCGCCGTCCCCGATCATCGGACCGTTGTATTCCGGACTCTGGAAAATCGTAGATGATGTAGGTCCCACATAAACAGGATCACCGTTCTCGTCCACTAAAGGATCGCCATTGGCATCAGTGGCCTGTGTCTGCATAGAGGCCAGCAATTGTGTATTGTCTGCGGTTACTATCTCTACTTTTCCAGTCTCGTCTTTCTGCAACATATAATGTTGCGTGGTGTCAAATCCACTCTTAGGAGAATCTAATTCGGCCTGCTCAAGGACCGCTTGCGTGATCTGCATTTCTTTTTCATAGGTGCTCATCAGATCTCGCAAGGTCATATCTGATCCTTCACCTGCGATGCTATCTAATATCTCTTTGTACTCTTGGCTGTCTACCAACGGTTTGCATTTGGCACGATACAGGTGCGGGTACCAAGTCACTGAAAATCCTTCTGCTGCACGAGTGACCTCTTCTATGACATAGAATCTTTTAAGGGCGAATGATAGGTCGTTGAGGGCGTATTCATCTTTGAGATGCGGTAATTCTATGACATCTCCGCTGATAAGTTTCCTTCCTAGTTTTTCTACTGTATCTCGAATATGGAAAGTTATAAAAATAGTGTCATTCTGTAGAAACAATCCGAACTGGCTAAGATTGAAATCTGTATCCTGTAGATTATAAACACCTCGCATGACATATACATCCGGATCATATTTTCTATCTCTGTTTTCTAGAAATAGCAAATCTTGTATCTGTGTCGGATCCGTGGAATCGTATGCGGGAGTGCTAGGTGTATCACCTTGCACAGAAGCACCAGGACCCAGATACTTGTGTATGAGCACATCGGTTCCTCCTATCTGGAACATCTCCCAGGCGGTTTTATCGATGAACTTAAAATCATTGCCCTTTTCGGGCCTATAGAGACTGAGTCTTGGCATAGTTGTATATTTACCGCATAAATACTATCATGAGCCAAATCGACCAAGCCCGTCAATCCGTCTATGACTACTGCAAAACCATGCTAGGCGATGGTATGATAGATGTAGAACTAGATCCCGAACACTATGAAACTGCACTAGATCGCAGTCTAGGCATTTTTCGCCAACGATCCGATAATGCTGTCGAAGAGAGTTATGCTTTTTTAACTCTAAAACAAGATCAAAATGATTATATATTACCTAGAGAAATACAACAGGTAAGACAGATCTATAGGCGTAGCATAGGATCACGCACAGGCAACGGCACAGGCGGCACAGTGTTTGAACCTTTCAATCTGGCCTATACCAATACCTATCTGCTGAGTTCTACAAATATGGGCGGTTTGGCCACTTACGAATTGTTCGCAGGATATCAAGAACTAGTAGGCAAGATGTTTGGATCATTTATCAATTTCACTTTCAATCCCCAGACAAGAAAATTGACCATATTCCAACGTCCTAGAGGGGAAGAAGAAGTGATGTTGTGGGTCTATAACAAACGTCCAGATTTCGCTATAATCGAAGATACATATGCCAATCAATGGATCAAAGATTACAGCCTGGCTAACTGCAAGATAATGCTAGGACAGGCTCGCGAAAAGTTCGCCAGCATCGCAGGCCCCCAGGGTGGCACAGCCCTAAACGGTGCTGCGATGAAATCTGAGGGCCAGGCAGATATCGAACGATTGACCAAAGAATTGGAAACCGCTGTTCCTGGCGGTCACGGTTATACCTGGATCATCGGCTAATGAAAGCATCGGAATTTATCTTTGAAAGCGACGAAGAATTTTATACTGAGACCGCTAAGATGGTCTGGGGTGTAGGTAAACATACGGCTCGAAGCGGCACACCGAAACTAAAATTCCGTTGCACTTCCGGCCCAAGGGCTAGCCGCCAGGTCAGCCACCCTTCAAAATGCCATCAACCCATGAACATCGCCAAAGCACAAAAAATGAAGACTACTCGAGCCCGCACTAAAGTCCAGGCTGCTCGCAGAACTGATAGAACTAAATCTATCAACACCGCCAGTGTATTAGCCAATCGACTAAACACGGGCAAACCAAAAACGCCAAAACCCTATTATTAAGGTTGATTATTCTACATTAAATTTGCTATAATGTCTGTAATTGGAGGACATTATGATCATAGGTATTTGCGGTTTCATCGGCAGCGGCAAGGACACAGTCGCTGACTATCTAGTCAACTTCCACGAATTTCGTAGAGAAAGTTTTGCCAACACACTCAAAGACGCCGTCTCAGCGGTGTTTGGCTGGGATAGGACCATGCTGGAGGGCAGAACCAAGGAAGCCAGAGAATGGCGCGAACAGGTAGATCCGTGGTGGGCCGAACGACTGGACATGCCCACGCTGACCCCCAGATGGGTCCTACAATATTGGGGAACTGAAGTCTGTAGACGTGCATTTCATGATGATATATGGATCGCTAGTTTAGAAAACAAACTCCGTAACTCTCGAGATCACGTCGTGATTTCAGACTGCCGCTTCCCTAACGAAATATCCAGTATCCGACGTGCGGGCGGAAAAATCGTCTGGGTGAAACGCGGAGAACTACCTGAGTGGTATCAATATGCTATGGCAGCGAATCAACTAGGCAGCAATCTAGCATTAAACGAACTTAAAAGATTAAAAATACACGCTTCGGAAACCGCTTGGGTCGGCACAGAATTCGATCACGAAATCGACAACAACGGAACTATCGACGATTTATATAAACAAATACGATCATTGATCATACATCAGGGACAAGATCTCCCTGGCGCCAACGGACGCCTTCTCGATGCAGAATTCGTTGGCAGTTCGCGCATACTGTCTTGAGGTTGCTAGGACGGCAGTTATCTAGATTTCCATCTACGTGAAACACGTTGAACTGCTCTGGATGTCTGCTCCTGAATCCACACTTTTCACAAGAATCTTTTTGTCGATATCCTGATTGATACCATCGAGGTCGTTTACTATCAGCACCTCGAGCGCAGGTATCACATTGGTGTCGATAAAATATTTTTCCTCCTTTGTGATAGTTCACAGCACGAGGTTTTTCACCGCAGGTTTTACATAAAAGGCGCATATGATATTTATAACCGCCCTTTTATTGCCCTTTTCCCCGCTGCATAACCGCCCATTTTTGTGATAACCCGCTAAATAATATGAGCAACTATTACCAGGAGATTAGGGAATGGCACTAACATCACCAGGCGTACAAGTTACGGTAATTGACGAGAGTTTTTATACACCAGCGGAACCTGGTACTACTCCCCTTATCGTGATCGCTACCGCACAGGATAAATCTAACGCAGCAGGCACAGGTACTGCTATAGGAACTACCGCAGCGAATGCACTGAAAGCATTCAAGATCACTAGCCAGCGAGAACTGGTAGACACATTTGGTATTCCGTTCTTTGAACAGACTCCTTCAGCAAGTCCAGTACACGGCGGAGAGAGAAACGAATACGGACTATTAACAGCATATAGTTACCTCGGGGTAAGCAATGCAGCATTTATCGTTCGAGCAGATGTCAACCTAGCCGAACTGGAAGGACAGACTACCGCCCCGGGAGCAGAGCCAGCGAATGGCAAATGGTGGTTAGACACCCTTTCAACTTCTTGGGGTATCCAAGAGTGGAATGGTGCACCATCGACAGTAGTTGGCGGACAACGATTCGCTAACAAAGTGCCCTTGGTGCTCACAGACGAGGACGTCAGCAAACTAGACGGACAGCCATATGCTCCATTATCATCTGTAGGATCTGTGGGAGACTACGCTGTTGTCGCACAGACCATCGGCGTAGATTCCAGTGTAGATGCTACTAAAGAATATATTAAATTATGGTACAAGAGCGCAGGTAACGGAGGTGCGGGCGATCAGGGTGTTGTCGCTGGTACTTGGGTATTAGTAGGATCTCCTGAATGGAAAGCCAGCCATCCGGCCGTGCAAGGTACTACAGCAGTAGCATCTCCGGTAGCACATACTGAGTTAGTTTTGAACGGAACTCCTATCACAGCAGGTTCGAGATCAGCGGCCACACTGGCTAGTGTTATCAATGGCCTAGCGCCCGTAGGCATTTCTGCCCAAGCGGTCAACAATAGACTTTACATATATTCCGATGGAACTACTGTGTCAGATGGGAGCACCACCGGTGCCGATGGTGCCCTAACATTAGAAGGAACCTGGACTCCATTTGGCATTGATGCAGGAACGTATTATTCTCCTAAACTACAACAGACTCCGCATACTCAAGTTCCTGCATACAAATCAACAGATGCTGCTGCGAGACCAACGGGATCTGTATGGATCAAGACCACAGCACCAAACAGCGGTTCGAGATGGCTTGTCAAGCGTTGGAACAGCGCTACACAGTTATGGATTTCATATTCAGCACCATTATATGCGACTACGCATGCTGCGATCTACGGTCTAGATCGCAGCGGCGGTGGAGTTGGTATAGATCAAGAAGAACTGTTTGTTCAGACCAACGCCACCGAAAACAGTGGTAATGACAGCACACCCGAAACTGTAGAATATAGAATCTGGAGACGCAGCGGACAAGGTGCGACAACGATCGAATCCGTAGAAATCGTTCCAGCAACGTTCGGCACAGTTACCGGTAATAATTTTGTGTTAAAACAGAGCCATCCGGGCTACGAAGATCTAATTTCTACTACGGTAACTTTCAATTCTGCCAGTGACGCAGAAGAAGATGCACAGGCATTTGCAGCGGCTATAAATGCTGCAAATTTTGGATTCGATAACACAGATCCTACTAATCCTATCGCTTATACTAACTATGTAACTGCTGAGGTTACCGCAACTAATACGGTGAAGATTAGCCACGTCGCAGGCGGCGATATGAGATTCGTTCTCGGAGGAGTAGGCACGGTGATCGAATCGGCATTTACCGCCTACGACATAGAAGACCAAGACGGTACCGTTAATCTGTACGCATCCGACAACGGAACAGAGTTGATAGCTACGCTGTGGAAACCATTAGCCACAGAGAATTTTGCTGCACAGGGAGATCAACCTCTAGCAGAAGCAGCAGATGGCCAACTATGGTATACTCCTAACTTCTCCGAAGTTGATATCATGGTACATAACGGATCTACTTGGGTCGGATATAAAAACACATATTCTTTATATACAGGAACAGATCCAGAAGGTCCTATCGTGAGCGCCAGCGAGCCGACTGCACAGAGCGACGGAACGGCTCTAGTTGATAACGACCTATGGATCAGCACCGCTGATCTAGAAAATTTTCCGACTATCTATAGATACACCAACGCAGGAACTACCAGTGCTGCTTGGTCTTTGCTGGACAAGACCGATCAAACCACAGAAGATGGTATCCTGTTCGCCGACGCGAGATGGAACACAGACGGCGGATCGGGCGAAGCCACTATCATTGAACTGCTGACCAGCAACTTCTTAGATCCAGATGCTCCAGATCCAGCACTATATCCTAAAGGAATGCTGTTATGGAATCTGCGCAGAAGCGGAGGTAACGTCAAGCGTTATCAAAACAACTACATCAATATCGCAGAAAACAATCCAAGATTCCAGACATCTAGAGCAGCACTAGGACTCGATCCGATACTAGGTGATCAGATGACCACGTATTGGACTGACCGTTGGACCACAGCATCGCCTAACAACGAAGACGGGTCCGGTTCGTTTGGTCGCAAAGCTCAGCGTGCTCTAGTACAACAGAAATTAAAAAGCTGTATCGATACCAGTTCAGAGATACGAGATGAAGAACGTAGAAACTTCAATTTGATCGCTTGCCCAGGATATCCAGAAACACTGAGCAATTTGATCAACTTGAATCTAGACAGAGGGTTGACAGCATTCGTGCTCGGCGACACACCATTGCGTTTACCCGCAGATGCTACCAGCCTAACAGCCTGGGGTACCAATGCTAACGGCGCACTAGATAACGGTGACACAGGTATCGTTAGTTACGACGAATACTGTGCTGTATATTATCCAAACGGATTTACCACAGACTTAAGCGGTGCTAACGCAGTCGTTCCGGCCACACACATGATGCTGAGAACTATCGCACTGAGCGATCAAGTTTCTTATCCTTGGTTTGCGCCAGCAGGCACAAGACGAGGCGGCATCACAAATGCAACAGCAGTTGGTTTTATAGATGCTGATACAGGAGAATTCCAAAGCGTGGCACTAAATGAAGGCCAGCGCGATACATTGTACGAACTAAAAGTCAATCCAATTCCGTTCTTTGTAGGAGTGGGTCTCGTAGCATACGGTCAAAAGACTCGTGCTAGAAACGCCAGCGCTCTAGATAGAATTAATGTGGCACGCCTAGTGGTATATCTACGCAGCCAACTACAAAAATTGGCTCGTCCGTATATCTTCGAACCTAACGATAAGATTACCAGAGACGAGATCAAAGGTGCTGTAGAAAGCCTGTTGTTAGAATTGGTTGGCTTGAGAGCGCTCTACGACTTTGCCGTGGTCTGCGATGAATCCAATAACACGCCGTCTAGGATTGATCGTAACGAACTTTATGTTGATATTGCGATTGAACCAGTAAAGGCAGTTGAGTTTATCTACATTCCATTGCGTGTCAAGAACACAGGAGAGATTTAAAAATGGCACTAACATCCTTAAATAGAATTTCAGTTCCAACCAGTAACGGCAACAGCGGCACCGCGCTGCTAATGCCTAAACTACAGTATCGCTTTAGGGTGATACTGCTAGGATTCGGTGTTGAGGCCAGCACAGAGTTAACCAAACAGGTCAGCGATGTAAAACGTCCGACTGTGACCTTTGAAGAAATGGAGATTCCGATCTATAACTCCAAGGTTAAACTGGCCGGTAAACCGAGCTGGGATGACGTGACCATCAACTTGCGTGACGATGCCAACGGTCAAGTACAGAAATTAGTTGGTCAACAGATCCAGAAACAGTTTGATTTCATGGAACAGGCCTCTGCGAGATCAGGTATTGATTATAAATTCCAAGCCAATATCGAAATGATGGATGGAGGAAACGGTAATCTCGAGCCAAACATCCTAGAAAAATGGGAACTGTATGGCTGTTTCTTATCTAGTGTAGATTACGGTGAGGCAAACTACGCCAATAATGAGCCCATGACAGTGGCTCTCACGGTCAAATACGATAATGCCGTGCAATTCGCGGGGGCCAGCGGCACGGGAGTCGAACGAGGTATTGGTGCTCTAATAGGAAGAACGCTCGGCGAAGCAGTAACAGGACGAAGCGGCGCACAGTAAAAGACAACAAGGCTGACAAAGAACCCAGATTTTTCTGGGTTTTTTTGTGGCATAAATATCTGTATGGCAAATAAATTTACAAGATTTTTAACTGGCCAAGGCGGTAGCAGCTCTGTGGGCAGATTTTTAAGCGGAGTTGCAGGCGGACTAACGAATCCTAAAGGAGGACTTGCCGACTGGCGACATGCATCTAGACTGTTTTTAGATAACAGTTATAGATTGACACCTCGTACGAAATTCCTTTATTACGTGCGATTTGAAATAGATAAGTCTATATTGTCATCCCCGATATTTTCTAATAAACATGCAGATGAAATAGGATATCTGATCAAGACTACAGATCTTCCAAAATTTAAATTTGAAACCGTCACAAAAAATCAATACAATAGAAAAAAAATCTTTTATAAAAATTTTACATATGAAGGTATAAACATGACCTTCCATGATGATAGTGCCGGTGTAATCAATGCCTTGTGGGCATTGTATATGGGTGCTTATGTCCAAGATCGGCATAATCCAGAAAGAGCGTTTTTTAAGACGGCCCTGCGGCCAGAAGGATCCGTGGTCGACAGTTATAGATATGGTCTAGATCGAGCAGGAAGGTCTACTGATTTTTTCACATCTATCAGCATCTATACTATGAGTCGCAGGAGATTTCTCGGATATACCCTGATCAATCCTAAAGTTACTAATTGGGGTCATGGTAGCATGGATTATACAGCAAATGATTTCAATGAAACCTCCATGAGCATAGAATATGAATCAGTTATCTACAGCAGTGGAAATGTTTCTAGAAACAATCCCAAAGGATTTGCAAATCTTTATTACGATAATCTTCCAAGTCCGCTTACAGTCGCAGGCGGTGGGGTATCGACTCTATTAGGCGAAGGTGGAGTATTAGATGGCCTAGAACAGATATTCGGAGATGTTGCCGGCGGTTCTGCGTTCGGGTCAGTCGGAGGATTTTTAGGTACTGCTATCAAGGCCATTAATACCGCGAAGAATTTTAAAAGCCTTAGCAAAGAAGGATTGAAACAAGAGGCTATCAATATCTTAAGTAATCCTGCTACGGTAAGAGGAACCATCAATACAGTAGGCGGTATCGTAGGTGCGGCGTTTCCAAAAAATTCAGGCACTGCCACCGGTACAACTGCCACACAAAAGAGATTGGTTAACCCCGCAGATGATCGATAACCTATACGGAGACTAGGATGGCCTTAACTAATTTGCCCTTCAAGCGTGACGAGGACAGTGCTTCTGCTACCAAAGCGTTTTTCAACACCTACGGTAATCTAGAGTTAGAATTCACGGCCAACGAAGTTTCGGCAGCCATAGGATTTTTCCAAAGTCGCGGGTTCAACGATGATGCCAGCATCGTCACTGCTCAGGTACTGCTACGACAGGCTAAAATAGACGGAGTTCCAGTATTTAAATTAATAGATACTTTGAAAACATTCAATGGTGTTCAGATCAGCGCCATCGTGGCAGAAATATTAAACAATAATAGAAGCGCGACCAGTGTGCTTGGCTACAAGATAACTTCAGTCGAAAAACAAAATCAAACTAGGAATATCTTTGCCTAATGGTTAAATTTGCGCAGGGACGTTTTGAAATGAAAAATCCCGACAAGTATGTGGGAAAGAAAACTCCATTGGCTAGATCTAGTTGGGAATTTGTTTTCATGCGTATGTTAGACGAACATCCAGGAGTAGAAAACTGGGCGTCGGAAAGCATACAGATACCTTACAGAGATCCTCTAACTGGAAAATATACTATCTATGTGCCAGATTTTTTTATCGTTTACAAAGACAAAGGCGGAAAAAAACATGCAGAAGTTGTCGAGGTAAAACCCAGCAATCAGATGATCTTGGAAAAAGTCGGTAAGAGTCTGTATAATCAAGAACAGTATGTGAAAAATATAGCGAAATGGGAAGCCGCTAGCAAATGGTGCCAGCAGCAGAATGTTAGATTCCGGATCATCAACGAAGACGACATTTTCCATCAAGGCGGAAAACGTAGATAAGTACACTATGACCAAAAAACTAGAAGAATTATTGAATCTCGAACGATCTGCAGTCAACAAAGAAGATCCGCTGAAGCCTGTCAAAGAACATCAGGAAGTACGCAGCCTAGATGACAGTTATCAGGCTGTGGCAGAAATAACCAAAGGTCTTCCTCAGATCAAAGAACTAGACGAACTGGACGATAAAGAACTAGATAATCTAGCCAGCAAAGCAGAACAGGCCTATGACGACCTAATGGATCTAGGCATGAATGTGGAAGTACGATATAGCGGCCGTATTTTTGAGGTCGCTGGCTCGATGCTTAAAAACGCCATAGATGCCAAGAGCGCTAAGATCGAGAAAAAACTAAAAGCAGTAGATTTACAGTTGAAAAAATATAAGATAGATAAAGATTCCAATGAAGATCTTAACGATGTGATCAACGGGCAAGGTTACATCATCACCGACCGGAATGAACTGTTGAAAAAACTAGGCAACAAGGAATAAATACATATATGAAAAGTTTCAAACAATATCTTACCGAAAACCAAAAAGTCTACAGTTTCAAAGTCAAAGTTGCTGGTGATCTCCCTGAGAAATTCCAGGAAGGTCTAAAGACTAGGCTGGATCGCTGCAAAGTTCTGACCATAGAAAAGATCACGACTACTCCTATACAAAAATTACCATTAGATTTTCCAAATATGGAAAACAAAGAAGTGCATATTTTCGAAGTTGTTTGCGAATATCCAGTGACCGCTCCTGAAATTTCTCAAGATATTAAAAATATGGGCATCGAAGAAGGTTGTTTCCGTGTGAGAGGCAGCGGGGAACCTACAGAAGAAGATCAAGCCATGTTGGACAGTGAGATCAACAAAGAAGCATTGCTCAGCGAAACTGATTTAGATAAAAATTCAGGTAAGATCAAACACAAGGATTATTTTGGTGCTGATTTTAATAAATCATTTTTGAAAGATCTAGAAAAATCAGCCAAGGCTCGTAAGAAAGATCAGGGACAGGTCGAATACAAACTGCCCAAGGCCAAGATCGATAAAGCAGGTACAAAAAGCCCAATGGGGAGTTAAATATGAATTTTCATGAATTATTAGCCAAGATGCAACAGTTAGATCAGCCTGCATCTACAGTAGAACAAATAACGGACGAGATGGGCTGCGGATCTCCTATGCCGCCGGCAAACGATCCTCCCGTGGCTCCGCCTAGCATGAGCATCAATCTAAATGCGCAGGGCATGGATAACATCGAAGATCTAATGAAATTGGTCACGAAGGTCAATCCGGACATGGATAAACCTCCGATGCCGCCATTGCCTTCGATTAGTGTTGGTCCTATGGATAAACCAACCGATATGCCGCCGATGGGGATGTCACCTCTTAAATTAGGTAACCTAGATTCGGGACCGTTAAAAATGCTACCAGACATGGATGCTGATAACGACGACAAGCCCGGTGGAGAAAAAGATAAGGGCTCACAACCAGGAGGTTTAGGGGCTAGTCTAGATCGAGACAATGACGGCGATCATGATATGGACGATCATGATATGGAAAAGAAAGATAAGGAAGAAGGCAATGCCTATGGATTGGCTGTTAAAAATACCCCTCCTGGTGAAGAAATTAAAATCAATGGAAAAGGTACAGGAGATATTAAAAAAGGTGAAAAGGAAGAAGCATTTGGTAACTCACCGATTGGTGGTGCAGAACCGGAGTATAAGGGCATGGATGCTGCTGTCCCCGATGGCACTGATCTAAATAGACCCAAGAAAAGTTTCAGCGGTAAACCATATCGCGGTGACAATCCTATGGCTGCCGGTGCATATGAAAGCACTGATTTACGTGCCCAGATCCGTACGGAACTACAGCGTAGATTAAACGAAGCGAAAAAATCCTAGGAAAGATTTTATAGTCGATAGCAACCAAATAGGCTCTCCGGAGCCTATTTTTTCCAGTAAATAACTGTATGGGAAAATCATTAGACGGCGTATTGGTCAAAAAGGCCTTCGCCAAGCAAAAATATACACTAGAAGAAGTCAAACATCTAGAAGCCTGTTTAGATCCAGTAACAGGTCCTCTCTACTTCTGTAGGAATTTCCTAAAGATACAGCATCCAGTGCGTGGTGCTATCGCATTTGATCCCTACGAATACCAGGTTAATCTAATCAATGCCTATCAAGAACACAAGCAAACCATAGCGATGTTACCAAGGCAGTCAGGAAAGACGACCTGCGCTACCGGATATCTCCTCTGGTATACTATGTTCGTTCCTGAATGCCAAGTGTTGATCGCTGCGCACAAATATGACGGTGCACAGGACATCATGAATCGTTATCGTTATGGTTATGAAAATCTGCCTGACTTTATACGAGCCGGAGTGCATAGTTATAATCGTAATACCATTGAATACGATAATGGCAGTCGCATACAAGCGACTACCACAACAGAAACCACAGGACGCGGTAAAAGTCTTTCACTGATCTACTGCGACGAGTTCGCGTTCGTGCAGCCCCCAGAAAAAGCCAAAGAATTTTGGACCGCACTATCACCTACTCTGTCCACTGGTGGTAAATGTATCATCACTTCTACACCTAACTCGGACGAAGATCAGTTCGCACTAATCTGGACTGAAGCCAACAATCGATTCGACGAATACGGCAATGAACAGCGAGTAGGAGTCAATGGTTTTTTCAGTTATTATGCACACTGGAGTGAGCACCCCGACCGTGATGAAGAATGGGCTCGTGTAGAACGTGCTAAAATCGGAGAGGAGCGTTTCCGTCGAGAATTTGATTGCGAATTCTTAATATTTGACGAGACTTTGATTAATTCTGTAAAATTGGCAGAACTCAAAGGAGACGACCCCACGATGACCATGGGACAAACTCGTTGGTACAAAGACATAGATCCTCGTTGCACCTACCTAGTGGCATTAGATCCCAGTCTCGGAACTGGGGGAGATTATTCGGCCATCCAGGTCTTTGAATTGCCCGCGATGGAACAGATAGCAGAATGGCATCATAATCTAACTCCTGTGCAATCACAGGCTAAACATCTCAAAGAAATCTGCAATTATATCGCTACACGAGGAAAAGAACGAGGTGGAAATCCTCAGATCTATTATTCGGTAGAAAATAACACAGTAGGAGAAAGCGCTCTTATCTGCATCAATAATATAGGGGAAGAAAATTTCGCTGGACTGTTTCTCAGCGAGCCTATACGCAAAGGCCATTTCCGTAAATTCCGCAAAGGATTTAATACCACGCACAAAACGAAAATCGCTGCCTGCAGCCAATTCAAACATATGGTAGAAACCAGCAAGATGCGCATACACAGCAAACCCTTGATTAGCGAACTAAAAAATTATGTGGCGCACGGTATAGGGTTTGGGGCCAAGACTGGGGAGAACGACGATCTCGTGTCCAGCACACTGCTGATATTGCGCATGGCTGCGATCTTGGCCGACTGGGATCCAAAAATCTACGAAAAAATGACTGATAAAATCTCTGAAGATCAGATGCCTATGCCTATTTTCGTCAGCACAGGTTTTTGATAAATACTCTTATGAATGCTACAAATAACATAGCCACAGATCTTTTCTACAAGGTCCGTAGCCGTTTCCGCGGGTTGAAACTTGGAGACGAGACAGGACAGTTAACCATCAATCCAGAACAAGCGAGATTCTTCGATTTTGATTACATGGAGGGTGAAACGCCTATAGGTCATGTCAGTATTAGTCTCGCAGAAGAAAATTCCATGAAAGTTTATTTCAGCACCGGAATCACGGAAAGCATGGACGGTAAGCAAAAAGATCATTGGTATGACTTTTTAAAAGAATTGCGCACATTTGCCAAACGTAGATTGATGGCGTTTGATACCAGGGATATCGCCAAAGATAATCTAGATAAAAGAGATTACGAATTCCTGAGCCAACACAACAAACCCAAAGAACAACCAAATACTATCGTACAGCCGGTCGGAGAACAAGTTATGAACGAAAGCACACTATATGGTACCAAAACCATGAGTTACCAGAAGTTGATGGACACACGCCTCATCATCAAACACAGCCAAGCGGTAATGGACGACACACAGCCAGGCGCTAGGACACGTCATATATCTGCGCTGTTCGTAGAAAACCAAGACGGCGAAAGATTTAAATATCCGTTCATACATCTAGCAGGCGCACGAGCTATGCAGCGCCATGTGGCCAATGGTGGATTGCCCTACGATGATCTAGGTAAGAGTATCATCCAAATGAGCGAAGAAATCGCACAACTCAAGAGTTTTGGAAATTATGTTGTCCGAAATGATCTGATGAATTCAGATACCAATGGTATAGTAGAACGCAGTACACAGGCCCTAAACGACCTAAGAGAAACCATACAAAAAATAGCCAAACAAGGCCACTACGAAGCATACAAAGAAAGTTTCCAGGCCAGAGAACAAATAGAGGTTCCACAAGAAGTCGCAGAAGAATATACAGAAAAGTTCACTGTCAAAAATTTCAAAGAAGATATTAAATCAGTATTTCCTGTGATCTATCGATTGATGCAGGAAGAAAGTTCGATAGGCTATGACGACATAGTCGCGATGACACAAGAAGACATGGTCAATGACGAAGTAGATGTAGTCGAAAATGATGAAGGTAATTATTTCGATAAATTTGAAAGTTGGGTGATGGGGTTAGGCGAAGAATCCGCCATAACCTCATCCGACCAAGAAGAACAGACACAGGCAATAAAAGAACTACAAGAACTGGTAGGCGAACATTTTCCTGCAGGAGTAGACGGTTCTAACGCTATCGAAAGTCTCAAAGGCATCATAGAAGATCCCAAATTGTATAAAGAAATCAAAGATCAGGCCAAGGAAGATCCCGACAGTTGCGTAAGACCGTTAATTAAAAATTGGCTAGAACAGAACGCACCCGAGATAGTAGATCAATTGGACTTCGGCGATATGGTCGATGAGCCGGCAGCAGACCAAGGAGGTGACCAAACTGCACCGGAAGAAGAACCACAGATGGCCGGGGACGATCCCGACAAGAGAAACGACGACAAGGACGACCTACCGTTTGTACCCGATGAAAATCCTTCGGACAAAGACGAGTTCGGGAACACGATCAAACACAGGGCGAGACATCTAGCCAAGAAAGGCATGCGACAGGCCATGGACGTACAAGGACTGGCAGAATTTATCGGTTCATTTTATGATCGCAACACAGGCACATTCCCCAAAGGTCCAGAAGGTGTTGTAGTAATGGTAGGCAAGAAGTTTGGCGAAGAAGCCGAACAGGTGGCTCGCAAATTTGTTGAAAGAATGGCTCCACATCAGGAAGCGGGTGCAGAAGAATTAGCAGAACTAGGCCGTATGAGAGAGTTAGCAGGTGTGCAACAAGAAGGAGATCGTATTAGAGATATCAGTCCAGAAGACGACGAGGACGATGAAGAACCTGCAGAACGACATTATGCTTTTGATTTGGGCAATAGACTATTCGCAGAGAATCCAAATCTCAGCGTGAAACGCGGAGGAGATGAAGTGGTCGATGCAGCCTATGAGATCATGGTCAAAGAATTAGGCAAGAAGAGAGCCGACTATATTCTAAGATATGATGAAGATTTTGTCGGAGATTTACTTGATATGTATTCTCGAGCACAGCATAGCAGTAAGTCAAAAGGAGAAGCAGTTGAACCTATCCCTGAATTGGAAGACATCCGCAGATTATCAGGCATAGCACAAGGCCTAGGCTACTAAGCTACGAAAAGAAAGGTTCTCCGGAACCTTTTCTTTTGGCCATTTTTCCAAACCACTTTTCATCTTAGAATATTTCCAGCGCAATATATAAATTAGCAGAAACATTCTGCTTTCATTTTAAATGGAGATTTTCATATGAAATCAGTCGTCGCATTAACCGCTGCTCTTTTCGCAGCGACCACAGCATTTGCACAGGCACCTGCTAAGAAAGAAGAAGCAAAGCCAGCAGCCGCAGCACCTGCAGCCAAACCTGCCGATGCCAAAGCAGCACCTGCTCCTGCTAAAAAGGACGAGAAGAAAGAAGCAGCCAAGAAGTAATATGAGCGATCGAAAGGGCTCTATCTGGAGCCTTTTCTTTTGGCAAAAATTTCTCAAAAAGATCTTGACCTTGCTAAATAAACTACGCATAATATGTTTTATGCGCAAGGCATACATTTTAAGGCAAATTACAAAGGAGGCAATTTAAAATGGCTACATTAGCAGAGATCCGTGCTAAACTTCAAGAAGCACAAAACAAAACCACAGGCAACTCCACAGGCGGTGGAGACAACGCGATTTACCCCCACTGGAACATGCAGGAAGGCAAAGAAGCAGTCGTGCGTTTCTTACCTGACGGCAACACCAACAACACATTCTTCTGGGTAGAACGTGCGATGATCAAACTGCCGTTCGCAGGTGTCAAAGGAGAAACAGACAGCCGTGCGGTACAGGTACAGGTCCCCTGTGTGGAAATGTACAATGATGGTACAGCCTGTCCGATCCTTTCAGAAGTCCGTGGTTGGTTCAAAGACAAGAACCTCGAAGAAATGGGTCGTAAGTATTGGAAGAAGCGTTCATACATCTTCCAAGGTTTTGTTGTAGAAGATCCTCTCAAAGAAGATTCTACTCCGGATAATCCCGTCCGTAGATTTATCATCGGACCTCAGATCTATCAGATCATTCGTTCTGCACTGATGGATCCAGAGTTGGAAGAACTGCCAACCGATTTCCTGCGTGGTGTTGATTTCCGCATCGCAAAGACCAGCAAGGGCGGATTCGCAGACTATTCTACTTCCAAGTGGAGCCGTCGTGAAAGATCTTTAACTGATCAAGAGAAAGCAGCCATCGATCAATATGGCCTGTTTAATCTATCGGATTTCCTTCCTAAGAAGCCAACCGATGTCGAGCTGAAAGTAATGAAAGAGATGTTCGAAGCATCAGTCGACGGCGAAGCCTACGATATGGATCGTTGGGGTCAATATTTCAAACCTGCAGGAATGGGTTCGGCCACCGGAGATCCTAACAAGACGGTAGCGAAACCAACGGTGTCCGATGATGAAGTCGATGATGAACCTGCTACGGTGTCAAAGCCTGCGGCCGCACCTGCCAATACAGAAAGCGCATCTAGGGCACAAGATATCCTTGCCAAGATCCGCGCCAGACAGGGCCAGTGATTGCTAAACTAAAAAATGTGGGACTAAGGTCCCACATTTTCATCAACATAGGACGACATAATGGCAAAAGCATTTGATATAAGCAAGTTTCGAAAAAGTATTACTAAGAGCATCGAAGGACTCAGCATCGGTTTCAATGATCCCACAGATTGGGTCTCGACAGGAAACTATGCTCTGAACTATCTGATCAGCGGTGACTTCCATCGCGGAGTTCCACTGGGCAAAGTCACGGTATTCGCAGGTGAAAGTGGTGCAGGCAAATCCTACATCTGTGCCGGCAACTTGATCAAGGCCGCACAGGCGCAGAATATCTATCCTATCTTGATCGATTCAGAAAATGCCTTAGATGAAGATTGGCTCAAAGCACTGGACGTTGATACCGCAGAAGATAAACTGCTGAAACTCAACATGGCCATGATCGATGATGTGGCCAAAACCATCACAGAATTTGTCGCAGAATACAAGGCCATGCCCGAAGACGGTCGTCCAAAGATCTTGTTCGTGCTGGACAGCCTAGGCATGTTACTGACTCCCACAGATGTCAATCAATTTGAAGCAGGTGATCTGAAAGGTGATCTGGGTCGCAAAGCCAAAAGTCTCACCGCACTTGTGCGAAACTGCGTGAACATGTTTGGTAGCCTTAACATTGGCCTAGTTGCTACTAACCACACATACGCTAGCCAAGACATGTTTGACCCCGATGACAAGATCTCAGGTGGACAAGGTTTCATTTACGCAAGTTCTATCGTGGTTGCTATGAAGAAATTGAAACTAAAAGAAGATGAAGATGGCAATAAGATTTCAGAAGTCAAAGGTATCCGTGCTGCCTGCAAGATCATGAAGACACGCTATGCCAAACCCTTTGAATCGGTACAGGTCAAGATCCCCTACGAAACTGGCATGAATCCTTACAGTGGTCTTGTCGATCTCTCTGAAGCCAAAGGCATATTGGTAAAAGATGGTAACAGACTGTCCTATACGACACCGGATGGGGAAATCCTTAAGTTCTATCGCAAAGAATGGGAACGCAACGAAAATGGTTGTCTCGATCAATTGATGATAAATTTTTCTAAAGCCACAGAAAATACATCATCTGAGATAACTAATAATGTTGAACCCCAACCGGAGAGCGTGGAATGAAAGAAGATTTAATCGCAGATATTTGGACACTGGTCGTAGAACATATCCCTGAAAAATCTAGAGCCGACGTAGCATCTGGATTCGTAAACACTCTATTAGACTATGGAATCAAAGAATCTACACTGCAGAGCCTATTAGGAATAGATGACCATCTAGACGAAGCCATCGACTATGCTATCGATGACGAAGAGATCGAAGAAGAATATGAAGATTAC